AACTGCAACAATTGCAGCGAGCACAGTTTGTACTATTCCAGATTCAATAGAAAAATTTTATATATTTGATTGCACAGGACTAACAAATCCCACAAACCTTACAATCAAAACTGCTTCAGGAACAGGATTTTCTCCTGACGCTGCAAAAATTTACGCAGCATATTCTGATGGAACAAATTTAAATGAAGTGTCATTAGACACTTTAGGTGGCACAGTAGCTGCGGCACAAATTGCTGATAGCGCAGTGACCACTGCAAAAATTGCTGACGATGCAATAACCTCAGCTAAGATTGCAGATGATGCTGTTGTGTCTGCTGCTATCGCTGACGATGCTGTCGTGCAAGCTGCAATCGCTGACGATGCTGTTGGTGCAGATCAATTAGCAAACACAGCTGTGACTGCCGGTACATATACTTCAGCAACAATTACCGTAGATGCTCAAGGAAGATTAACTGCCGCTTCTTCAGGATCAGCAGGTGGTGGAGGTTTTGAACCAAAATTATTTACAAGTAACCCTGGAACTTTTACGGCTAACAACAATGCTACTTATTTGGGTTGCTACGCTTATGGCGGGGGCGGAGGCGGAGGTGGCTCCGGTAACCCTGGAAGACAAGGTGGTAATGGCGGTAACGGTGCATTTGGTTATGTAGGTGTTCCTATTTCTGCACCTTTTTCACAACCATATAATATTGGAACAGGTGGAAACCCTGGACCACAAAGAAATGCCGGAGGAGCTGGTAATGCAACTAACCTTGCAAATGCTTTTACATTTAACGGTGGCACTGGTGGAAATGGTGGATTGAATAATCCTGGAAACCCAGGGTCATCAGGGACAGCTCCAGGAACTGTAGTAAATCTTCCAAATAGAGATTTTTTAACAGGTCAAAACTATGGATCTGGAGGAACAGGTGCGACTGGAGATAACCAACCTGGACAAGGTGGAAATGCAGGTTTCTTAATTATTTATGAAAATACAGGAGCTTAATAATGGCTAAATTTATTTTTAAAAAAGATTCTGATAATGTAGTTGAAGGTGTGCTTTCGTTTATTGCAAATGATCAATCTCACATTGATAACAATAAAAATTGGGATGAAAGTGAATTTGATATTATTGATGTTTCTGATGATGATTTTAACAATATTAAATTAGGTGCTAAAGGTATTGTTTCAAAAAATGGAACAAATGTAACTTATTTTGATGTTACTTATAATTATGATTCAGAAGAAAAATTAAACACAGAAATATCAAAAGTTACAGAAAAAATTGATATTTGGCTTTCAGGTAATTCTAGCAAACCATTCGCTTCTACTGTAACGAATTATAAAAATTATATTAATAGTATAGATGTTTCTTCTATAACACCCTTAAACACTTCTTTAGAAAAATACGTAAGTGATCAAGGACAAACTGTAGTTAATTTATACGAATTATTGTAGATTTACTTTTACATACAAAATGTTAAAAGTATTTTATGTTTTCCAAAAAAATTGAATTTATTTCACTTAAAGATTATGTTGATTTAAAAGAAGATCACCCGATTCCTATTAAATTAAATATACCTGAGTGGTATAAAAAATTAATTCATACTCACGACAGAAAAACAGTAAAAGGTTGCATGCCTTTTTTAGACTCAATGACAGCTGGTTATCTGATGAAAGTGCCTCAAGATATAAATATTAACCATAATGTTTTAAATGAAGAAACGGGACAGCTTGATAGTTTTTACCATGTCATGGATTTAGATAGTGCTCTTATGCACGCAAAAGGTATTAATTTGTTAAAACCAATGCCAGATGTTCATCCAACACAACAAGTAGAAGGTTCTCCACATTTAGAAAAAAATAAAAATTTACCTTTAATGAAATTTAGTAATCCTTGGAGAATAAAAACACCTCCAGGATATTCTTGTCTTTTTCTACCACCTATGAATAATCAAGATGATAGATTTTCAGTAATTCCTGGAATAGTTGATACTGATACATATAATATAGAAATTAATTTTCCATTTGTTATGAATGGTGATAAGTACCCAACTCTTAAAACTACAATTGAAAAAGGCACTCCTATGGTGCAAGTAATACCTTTTAAAAGAGATTCTTGGAAAATGGAAATAAAAGGTGTTTCAACTGAAAAAATGAGAGAACCTGGTTTATTTTATCATTTAAGGAGTATTCATATTTACAAAAATAAATATTGGAATAAAAAAAAATGGAATTAAAAAAATTTATTAAAATATACGATGATGTAATTCCTATTAAAGCTTTGTGTAATATTTTAAGATTTGCAAATACATGTAATTTTGATGTAGGAAAAATTGATAATGATATAGTTAATACAAAAATTAGAAGCACAAAAACAAAATATTTATCAAATACATCTAATTCTATGACAGACGTTCATTGGCATAATTTTTTGTATAAAGTGTTTCATGAACATTTAAATAAATATAAGTTTGATTTAAATTTAATTAATTACAAATATGATATGATAATTGATATGGGTATTTTAAAATATGAAGTATCAGATCATTATGATTGGCATTATGATCATTTTGCGACTGTTCCAAGAACTATGAGTTGTATTTTACTTTTAAATAATGATTATGAAAACGGTAATTTGTATTTTAGAAATCCTGATGGTAGTGATGAAATGAAAATCGAAACTGTTGCTAATAGATTGATAGTTTGGCCAAGTCCTTTTTTGTTTCCTCATTGCGTAACACCAGTAACAAAAGGAACAAGATATTCGGTGGTAGCATGGGCACTATAAAAGATCAAAAATATAAAATAATAAAAAACTTTTTTGATGACAATGAAATAAAAGTTTTGCAAAAATATTGCACTATCAAACATAGAAATAATTTTCACGAATTCGATTATTGGCAGAATGATAATCAAGATACTAAGTTCTATGCTGATCCATTAATGGAGTCTTTTTTATTAACTAAATTTGATTTAATGGAAAAAGAAACAAATCTTAAACTTCATCCAACTTATGCTTTTTGGAGAATGTATACAAAATTTGCAGATTTAAAAAAACATACAGATAGACCTGCATGTGAAATTAGTGTTACAGCTATGATTGGATCTGATGGAACTAAGTGGCCTATTTTTATGAATGGGACACCATTAGAGTTAGAAGTAGGAGATGCTGCTATATATCTTGGATGTGAAGTTCCACATTGGAGAGAGGAGTTTGAAGGTGATTGGCATGCACAAGTTTTTATGCACTATGTTGATGCAAACGGACCAAACAAAGAATGGAATAGAGATAAAAGAACTTTGTGGGGCACAAGAATAAGATAATGAAATTTAATCAATATGAAAACGGTTCTTGTGATATAATTTTTTCAAAAGAAGAAAAAGAAATAATTTCTAAATCAGGTAAACTTCATCTACCTGATACTACTTTAAAACACTTCGGTAATGTTTTAGTTAGAATAGTAGCTGAATTTAATATGAAGTTCAGGAAAGAATTACATGATTTACCTACTAAAGACGATAGTATTATAGAAGGAATAGAGAAGAAAGATTGATTGTGGTATAATACGTGCATGCCTTTGACAAAAGTAGATATAGCCCCTGGATTTAATAAACAGGTCACACAGACCGGAGCACAAGGAAAATGGACTGATGGTGACTTTGTAAGGTTTAGGTATGGACTTCCAGAAAAAATAGGGGGTTGGGAACAAATTCTAGAAAGCACTTTAATTGGAGCAGCAAGAGAACAATTTATTTGGGCAGATTTAGACGGAAGAAAATATGCTGCAATAGGGACTAATAAAATCCTAGCCATTTATTATGAAGGTGCTTTTTTTGATATAACTCCGTTAGGCACAGCTTTAACTAGTTGTACTTTTGATACTGTAAATACATCAGCAACTGTCACTGTAAACAAAGCGGCACATGGTTTAGAGCCTGGAGACATATTTTTATTTTCATCTGTGACACCTCCAACAGGAGCAGGTTATGTTGCATCTGATTTTGAAACAAATCCTTTTCAAGTAGTTACTGTTCCTGGAAGTGATGAATTTACTATAACCATGGCAAGCGCAGCAGGAACAACGGTCAACGGATCAGGATCTGCAACAGTTACTCCGTATATTAAACCTGGTGCTTTAGGTTCAACATTTGGATTTGGTTGGGGTACAGGACTTTGGGGTGGTGGTCAACAAGTATTTAGTACATTGAATGGAGCTTTATTGGATGATACTGCAGGTACGGGAGGAGTAGGAACTTCTATCACTCTGGCATCTACTTCAGGATTTCCATCGACAGGAACTATAAAAGTTGGAGCAGAATTTATCTCTTATACAGGTATTTCATCAAACGACATTACTGGTATTACAAGAGCTGCGGCAGGAACAAGATCAGCACACTCAAGCGGAGCTGGAGTTGAAGTCTTCACTGGTTGGGGTATTGAATCATTATCTCAAACTTTGACAATAGATCCTGCATCTTGGTCATTAGATAATTTTGGGGAACAACTTATTGCCACTATTAAAAATGGTCAATCTTTTTCTTGGAATCCTATTAATTCTAATTCTAATGCTTTAAACACAAGAGCTGCTATAATTTCCAACGCACCTACCGCTTCTGTTATGTCACTAGTTTCAGATAGAGATAGACATTTAGTTATGCTTGGAACTGAAACAACTATCGGAAGTCCTGGAACACAAGATAAATTATTTATAAGATTTTCAGATCAAGAAAACATAAGCGACTATACACCAACATCTGTTAACACTGCAGGTACGTTTAGACTTGATTCAGGAACAAAAATTGTTGGAGCAGTAAAAGGTAAAGATTATACTTTTATTTTAACTGATAATGCAGCTTATGTAATGCAATTTGTAGGTCCACCTTTTACTTTTTCAATTAGACAAGTAGGATCTAATTGTGGATGTATTGGGCAACATGCCATGAAATATGTTAATGGTATAGTTTATTGGATGGGAGAGTCTGGTGGTTTCTTTGCATTTGATGGTACAGTCAAATCCTTACCTTGCGCTGTAGAAGATTTTGTATTCACCACAAAAAATGGAAACAATTTAGGAATTAATTATTCTGCTGGTGAATCAGTATATGTTGGATTAAATCATTTGTATGAAGAAATATGTTGGTACTATCCTCAAGCTTCATCTAGTTTTAATGATAGATATGTTTGTTATAACTACCAGGATAACACTTGGGTAACAGGATCTTTATCAAGAACTACTTGGGTTGATGCAAATTTATATGAAAATCCATATGCAACAGAATTTACTTCAACTGGTGTTGGTACTTTTCCTACTGTTCAAGGTGTGACAAATATAAATGGATCAACTAAATATTTTGAACATGAAAAAGGTGTTAATGAAGTTGACACAGCTGGTAATAAAACTGCAATTCCAGCTTTTATAGAATCTGGAGATTTTAGTTTAAATCCTGATGGAACAAATGGTGAGTTTTTTATGAGCATGAGAAGATTTGTACCTGATTTTAAAACTATACAAGGTAATGCTCAAGTAACAATTTTACTAAGAGATTTTCCAACGGATACAGAAGTATCGTCTCCTTTAGGACCGTTCACAGTAACTGGATCAACTAAAAAAGTAGACACAAGAGCTAGAGCTAGATTTGCTAGTTTAAAAATTGCTAACACTAGTACAGATGAAAATTGGCGTTTCGGAACTTTCAGAGCTGATGTACAATTAGATGGGATGAGAGGATAATGTTAACTGTAAATGATTTAATTGGTTTAGATTTTTCTAAATTAAGAAATCCACAACCTGCTGATATGGGACCAGGTTTGAGTTATCAAGTTGATCCTACTGCTCAAGGTGGTAGAAGACTTGTTAATGATGTAAGACCTGGAATTGACCGAGGATTAAATAGTATTTTTGGACCTAATACCGATCCAAACATCCCTGAGTTTGCTCAAGTAGATATGAGTGCTACAGGAACTATTCCAACAGCTGCTAATATAAATACACAACCTTTAATAGCTGAATCTGGGATAGCACCTATTCTACAACAAAATATGGACTATGGTACAAGCGTAGATAACTTTCAAGGGTTTACAGATAAAGAAGATTTTTCAACGCCAACTAAAAAAAAGAGTGGTCTTAGTAGATTGTTGTCTTTAGCATTTAGTCTTGCTGTTCCTGGAGCAGGTTTTTTAATGAATGCACCACAAGGATTAATAGATTTAAATAGAAGATTAAGATCAACAGATTTTGCTAGATCGAAAAATTTAATGGATTATTTAGATGCTAGAAAATATGGGGGTATAGATGCAAGAAATAGAGCTGCATCTCAAAATATGAGAGAGGCAAGAGCTATACAAAAACAATTAGATTTAAGAACAGCATCGGGTAGATATGACGATGGCGGAGATAGAGGAAGAGGGCAAATGCCATCTCGAACTCCATCTGCTCCTAAAAGCACACCTAGACAGTCGAGACAAACATCAGGGATAGGAGGGCTTCATAATTATGGCTAGAGTTGACATTGTTATACCTGAACCTACACCTGAATATACTGAAGAAAACCAACGTCAAATTTCTCAGTCTTTACGAACGATGCAAGATAAGTTAAATACTTCTTATCAACAAGAGCTTAAAAACGAACAGGATGCTTTTAATTATTTTTTATCATGACAATTAGATATAAAAATCAAGGTTTCAAACAAGCTAGTACAGGTAAGACTACAGTGTTTACATGTCCTAGTGATGCAACATGTATAGTAAAAAGCGTTTATTGTGCAAACAACGATGGATCATCAGCCGTATTAGTAAATATGAATTTAGTTGATTCATCTGATTCAAGTGCAGAGTATGAATTTTTTAGAGCTGATGTGGCTGCAAAATCACAAGTTAACGCTACGCCTCAGAGTATAAATTTAGAAGCAGGTGATGCAATTACAGTTCAAGCAGCAACAGGAAGCAACACTATTCAAGGTGTAATTAGTTATGCACAAATAGATAGATCACAGGAGAATGGCTAAACATATAATATTTAGTGATTCAATAATTGTTGAATACTTAATTGACGATCTTTTAAAAAAAGAAATTTACAATTATCTTCAAGACTGTGAAGAAAAAAAACTTAATGTTATAAAGAGCAATCAAGGCGGCTTTCAAACACCTCATATTTATAATAAAGAAATATGTAACATTTTTTTAAAAAAATGTTTTACGATGTTATCGAAACATTATAAAGTTTTAAACTGCCAATTAAATTTAGAATCTTTTTGGATAAATAAAAATATGAAAAATAATTTTAATACACCACACGTTCATCCTGGATCTAATTTTAGTGCAGTGTACTATTTACAAACATCAGATAAAGATGGAGAATTAAATTTTTTTAGAAACGATAAATCAATAGATTTCGGACCAAACCAAAACCTTTTTGATGATTCAGATTTTTGGAATAATTTTAAACTAAAACCAAAAGATAATATGTTTGTATTGTTTCCATCATATCTTCAGCATATGGTTTTTCCTCATAATGAAGATAAAAGTAGAATATCTTTATCTTTTAATATAAATATAAATAAAAATGGCTAAACAAAAATTTACACATTTCGTCCCAAGAGCAAAACCAAAAAAAAGAGGTCCTGGACAGCATAAAAAAAATAAAAATAAACATGAAAAACGTCAAAAAAAACAAACAAGATACAAAGGGCAGGGACGTGTTTGAAATTAATAATTTTGATTCAATTAAATTTAACCAATATTATTATGAATTAGAAGATTTTTATAAAAAACCTGATGAGGTTTATAATTTATTTAATACAATATCACCTACATTGCATAAATGGGAGGAAAAAAACTCACTTAACACAGTTGATTTTTTAGATTGTAGACATGTTATTTTTTCAGAAGAGTTTAAGGATGTTGAAAAAAAATTATACAAACTAGTAAATAGAGATAGCTCTAAAATAGAAGGTAAACTTCTTACTAATTTTACTAAATTTTTTAATATTAAAAATGAGTTTTACGAGAATTATTGGTGGCCACATACAGATGATAATACATATAATTGTATAATATATTTAAATCATACACCTTGTGATGGAACTAATTTGTATGAAAAAATAATAAATAAAAACACTAAAAGTAATGAGCATCAACAACCTTGGCAAAGTAAAAAAAATTACAAACTCTTGTATAATATAAAATCAAAATATAATAAATTAGTAATATTCAAATCAAATATCTTTCATGGATTAGCTTACAATGAAAATAAATTCAAAAACAAATTTAGAAAAAATCAAGTAATTTTTATTGATTAGTATGGAACTAAAAAAACTACAAGAAATTGTTGATGAAACATCAATTAAAATTAACGAAAACGATGTCTTTAATTTTCTTAAAATAAAAAAAAGATGGCCTCATCACTATCCATGGAATCAAAACACTGTTGAAATTTTAGCTAACAATAAAAAACTTCAATCACCTTTTTTTGATGGTGATGGATATTTAAATTATGATAAATGGAAAAGGTATTATGATTTAGGATTTACCACAATAATTTCAAATGTTTTAGATTTGAATGAAGATTTAAGGATTATGAACAAAAAACTTACATCAAATACGGGGTTACAAATAAACGGTAATTTTTATTTTTCTTTGCCTGGTCAAATACCAAGTTTTGATTATCATGATCATGATTATGATGTAATTGTAAGACAGATATATGGTATTTCTGAATGGGTTGTAGATAATAAAAGTTTTGAATTAAAACCTAATCAATCATGTATTATCCCAAAAACAATAAAACATAAGGTTGTAAATAAGAAAGAAAAAAAATTGTCTTTAACAATAAATTTACATTGATTACAAAAAATAAATGACATATAAATAAAGCATGAATGATGATTTACCAAAAATACCTGTAGAAACAAAAGAAATTATAAAGCATAAAAGAACTGGTAAAGTTTATGAATCTAAAGATGCTTTTGATGCTGATGTTGCAGATCCAAATACTGATACTACTAACGATGATTTTAGACAAGATTTAGAAATCAGAGTTACAAGAGCTGGTGCGATAGGTGCTAAAACCAAAAAATAATGAAACCTAGGGGAGCAACAGAACTACAACAGGAGTTGCTTGAAAAGTATGTATCAAAAGACTTACTTAGTAAGTTTCAAATATGTACATCTATTCCAGGAAAAGTACCACTGGATCCTAGTAAAATAAATATTCTTTGGCAGAAAAATTCTTGGGATCAACCAAACCTTCAAAATTTTTTTAGAAACAAAGATAGACATCATGAATATGATTGGTATGTTTTTAATTCACACTGGTGTTATGAAAAATTTAGATATTTTTTTCAGATACCTGAAGATAAATCTATTGTAATTAAAAATGGTGCACATCATTTTCCTAAAAGAAAAATATACAATAAAGGTGATCCTATAAGAATTATACATCATTGCACTCCTTGGAGAGGTTTGAATGTTTTATTATTAGCGATGCAATATGTGCAAAACAAAAATATTACACTTGATGTATATAGTTCTAATGAAGTTTATGGGAAAGAGTTTGCCGATAGAGCAAACAAAGATACAGAAGGATTATTTGAACAAGCTAAAAAATTACCTAATGTAAATTATATAGGCTACAAACCAAATGAATATATATTAGAACACATGACAGATTATGATTTATTTGTATACCCATCTATATTTGAAGAAACATTTTGTGCTTCAGCTTTAGAAGCTTTAGCAGCAGGATTACATGTTATCACGACTAATTTTGGTGCTTTACCTGAAACTTGTGCTGAGTGGCCTGTCTATGTTAATTACACAAAAAATTTAGAATTGTTAGCGGTAAGCATTGCAGGTGCAATAGATATAAGTGCACAATACTTACACACAGATACAATACAAAACCATTTAAATGAACAACAAAAATACTATAAAAATTTTTATAGTTGGGAAAAAAAGGCTATGGAATGGACCAATTTTTTAGAAGGTGCTTTACATGCAAAGGGTTTATAAAAACTTTTTTAATCTCGAATTAGACTTTAATAAATTAACTAAAATGTTTTGTAATGATGCTTATGAAAGTATTTTAAGGGGAAGGTATTTAAACAATTATATTCTTAACAGTATTTTTGTTGTAAAAAATGTCCATAATAATCCTTTATTCTTCGATTTAATAAAACTGTGTGTAGAAAAATTTAAATATAATAATAGAAAACTAGACGCTTTTTTATTCATTGGTTTTACGCCTGGTGCTTGTTCAGATCCTCATCGTGACGATTACGATGTACTATTATTCAATTTATATGGAGAAACAATGTATGTTGTAGAAAATGAAAAATTCGTTATAAATAATAAAGATTTAATTATGATTAAAAAAAATGAAACACACCAAGCTTTTTCATTAACACCAAGAATAACTTTTTCTTTAGGTATAAGGGATAATTAATATGAAAGAATATATTAACGAAGATACTTATCAAACTTTACAAGAGGTAAGCATAGAAACACAATCTGATTATGAGAAAGCAACAGAACCTTTATGGAAAGAGAATAAAGATCAATATAAAAATATTGAATTGTTTGTTGCAACTCCTGTTCATAGTGAAGTATCAATACATTACACACAAGCTTTGATAGAATTTCAACAAGAGTGTTTCAAAAAGAAATTAAAAGTCTCTTTTCATTTAATAAAATCATCTTTGGTAACGCAAGGAAGAAATTTGTCAGTAGCTGGTTTATTAGAATCAAAAGCAACACATTTATTATTTATTGATTCTGACATATATTTTCAAGGTAAGTCTATATTTGCTATGCTTAAGGCTGATAAAGATATCATATCTGTGCCATATCCTTTGAAAACTTTAATGTGGGAAAAAGCTTTTAATAAAATGAAACAAGGTTTAATTAAATCACCCGATGATATTAGAAGAGCCTTACATACTTACCCTATGAAAGTACCTAATCCTGATAATATAAAGGTAAATAAAGGTGTTATGGAGGTTACTGATTCACCAACAGGATGTATGCTTATTAAAAGACAAGTTATAGAAAAGATGATTGAAAAATATCCTGAAAAAGAAATAGTACAAAAGACAGTTATCAACGGTAAATACGTTAACAAACCTAATATGTGGAATTTTTTCGATACCCTTCATGATCCAAAAGAAAAGACTTATAACGGGGAGGATTTTGCATTCTGCAAACTATGGAGAGATTTAGGGGGTAAATGTTATGCTTATATTAATGATGCAATAGTGCACGTAGGGGAGCATCAATACCAAGGCAAGTTTCATGATGAGTTGATATCAGCCAAGTAAAATGGTAATATTAGAGACTTTAGATCTAAAAGGAGAATTTATATAATGCTACAATTTTTACCTTACGCACTTGCAGCATATGGTGGTTATAAGGGTTACAAAGCCAACAAAGATGCAGGGGCATCTGGTATAAATAGAATATTAGGTGGTATTACAGGAGCTACTTTAGGATATTTTGGTGGTAAAGCGGGACTAGCAGGTGGAGCACAATTAGGTCTTCCAGGTTTTTCAGCTGCACAGTCAGCATTTACTCCGGTCACTCAAGCCTCATTTATGCCAGCTCAACTTTCTGAAGCTTTTGCAAAAAGAACCGCAAAAAAAGCTTTAGAAGATCAACAGAAAAAAAACTTTTTAGATTTTTTCACAAGACAAAGAGTTGAGGACGGTAAAATTATTGCAGGCGAAAGAGAAATCGATCCTATGAAAGCGGGTATTGGTGTAGGAGCACTATCATTTTTATCAGGTGCTTTCAAACAAAAACCAGTAGATTTATTCACACCTACTTATAATTTAAACTATGCAGAATTTGCAGAGAAAAGACCAGACTTTAAATTCATAGATCCAACTACAGGTGAAGAAAAAACATACGATAAAGTGTATATTCCTGAAGCCGATAGACCTGCAGATGCAGAAAGAATGGGTCCTTATGAAATATCAAGAAATAGATTTAACACAGGTGGTTTAGCAGAAGTTAAAAAATTTAACGAGGGTGGTGTAAATTATCTTCCTTCAAAAATGTCCCACGATGAAAACGATGCTAACAACTACGTTAGAGCAACAGGATATGTTGAAGATGGGTCTGGTGTTGGAGACAAAGATGAAGATACAATGTTAGCACAATTAGCTGACGGTGAGTTTGTAACGAGAGCAGATGGTGTTTTAGGAGCAGGTATTATAGCAGGAGCAAATCCTAATAGTGTTAAAGATATGAGAGAAAAAGGTGCTCAGTATTTTTATGAACAACAAAAAAGATATAAAAGAGT